AACACATACCCACGCACCAAAAATTAAACACCACTTGGTTGTCGTAAACCAAAAACAAAAATTACAGGTTGTCGTAAACCATAGGTAACCACAATGTCTAAGAAGCTAATAAAACTAGACTACACACCACAACCTAAACAGGATTTGTTACACAAGTGCAAAGCCAAGCAGATATTATTTGGTGGGGCAGCAGGTGGAGGTAAGTCTCATAGTGGTCGTTGGGATATAATAGGTTTCTGTTTAGAGAATCCTGGTTTAAATGCTTTTATTTTTAGAAGGTCATTACCAGAGTTAGACAGTAACCATATTCAGCCTTTGAAGAAAGAGATGCCTAGTGAGTTAGGTGCTTTCAATGAGACAAGGAAAAGGTTTGAGTTTTACAATGGATCGAGCATACAGTTTCAGTATTTAGAACGTGATAGTGACTGTGATCGTATTCAAGGAACAGAAATACATATTTGTTTGATTGACGAAGCAGGTCAGTTCAATGCTTATCAGCTTGGGTATATTAAGAGTAGAATGAGATTAGGGTCTTATGAGCCTGTTCAGAAAGATTACTTACCAAGATTGATTATGACTGCCAATCCAGGTGGTCAATCACATAACTTTTTGAAGGCTTTGTATATCGACCCTGCGCCAAGTGAAACGTATTTTTACGATCATACGATGCGTGACCCTAACAATCCAAAGGATAGGGGTTGGTTGTCGATGTATATACCTGCGAAGATGGAAGATAACAAATACATTGATCCATCTTATGCGAGTTCATTTAGTGGTTTGCCAGAGGAGTTAGGCAGAGCATTAAGAGAGGGTGATTGGGATTTAGTTGTCGGGTCATTCTTTGGAGATATATGGAAACGTGAGTTACACGTTATAAGACCATTTGAGATACCACATCATTGGACTAAGTTTAGGTCTTTTGATTGGGGAAGTGCATCGCCATTTAGTGTTGGTTGGTGGGCTGTAGCTGAAGGACATGAGACTATACCAGATGATGCTTTGATTAGGTATCGTGAGTGGTATGGAGCAGCAGGGCCAAATAGAGGTTTGCGAATGACTGCCGAAGAAGTTGGTAGTGGTATTCGGTCAATGGAAAAGGGTGAAAGAATAGACTTTGGTGTTGGTGATCCTAGCATTTGGAAGTTTGATGGTGGCCCGTCTATTGGGGAAAGATTAGGTAAATGTGGTGTTCGGTTTAGAAGGGCTGATAATTCAAGGGTAGCAGGATGGGATCAGGTTCGTCAGAGGTTGATGGGTGATGATGGAGTTCCTATGCTTTATGTATTTAGTGATTGCGTTGACACTATTAGAACCTTACCAGTTTTGACCCATGATAAGCACAGAATGGAAGATATAGATACGACACAGGAAGATCATGCAGCAGATGATATTCGTTATGCTTGTATGAGTAGGCCATTTACAAGACAAGCCCCAGAGATTGATGAGGATATTTGGCGAAAGCCAACCATTGAGGAAATGATGAGTGGTTTGGACAACGTAAGCCGACCAGGATCGTGGAGATTATAATTGGAATATGGATTTGACAGAGAACCAACTAAGAAAGCTGACAGGGCTGCTTATTGGAACGATCAGATATTAAAGGCTAGACGTTTTGAGGAAAACTGGCGAGAACGTGCTGAAGGCATAGTTCAGAGGTATCGTGATGATAATGTAAACAGATTTGAACGTGAGACTAGGATGAATATATTTCATTCTAATGTTGATACTTTGAAGTCTGCTTTGTATTTCAATACACCGAAGCCAAAGGTTAGCCGTAGATTTAAGACAAATGATCCTATTGGTAGGACTATTGCTGAAGTTGTTGAAAGAGGTTTACAGTATCAGCTAGATATTTACGACTTTGACAATGCAGTCAAGAAAGCCATTGAGGATATGCTGATTGTTGGTCGTGGTGCTATTAGGTTGAGGTATGATCCTGTTTTAGTTACTGGTGAGCCAGAGAGGATACCTGTTACAGTTGAGCCTATTACTGGTATTGGTGAAGTTGCACCAGGTCAAATGGGTGAAGTACAGGTTGCACAAAGACTACTTGATCCTGATGGCAATGAAGTTGACCAGGAGAATGTAAAGCAAGATTCAAGAGGTATGTTTATTGAGGGTGATCCTGTTGAGTTTATTGGAGAGCAGTCAATTACCTGTGAACACGTTAACTGGTCAGATTTAACAATATCACCTGCTAGATGTTGGGAAGATGTTAAATGGATTGCTTTTAGGCATTTATTATCTAGGCAGGACTTAGTTGATTATTATGGAACACAGGGTGAGCAGATACCTCTGACTTATAGATCAACAGAAATGTCTGATTATCAGGACAATCCAGAACCAGATATGGCTGAAGTTTATGAGATTTGGGATAAGAGGTCTGGTAAACAAATATTTGTTGCAACAAGTTTTAATGAAATATTAGAGGACTTTGACGATCCTTACAATTTAGATGGTTTTTGGCCTATGCCAGAGCCGTTATATGCAGTCTCCACTACCGACACCACTCTGCCAGTACCAGAGTTGTTTATCTATGAAGATCAGATATTTGAACTAGATTTAATTACACAAAGGATTGCAGCACTTACCGAAGCCCTAAAAAGGCGAGGTGTGTATGATGCTAGTTTTCAAGAACTGATTAGATTATCCGATGCTGATGATAATGAATTTATCCCAGTAGATAACATGGCTATGTTACAGGCAGGTGGTGGCCTTGCTAATGTTATGCAAGAAGCCCCTTTGGACAACCTTATTAGGGCATTAACTGCATTATATCAATCAAGGCAGATAGTCATTGAGACTATTTATGAGATCACAGGTATTAGTGATATTATGAGGGGTCAGTCTGCATCTAGGGAAACAGCAACGGCACAAAGGATCAAAGGTCAGTTTGGTGCAATGCGTTTAGTCAACAGACAGCGCAGAATTGAAAAGTTTTTAGACAAAATTATGCAGTTAAAGGCTGAATTGCTTGTTGAGAACTTAGAACCAACCTTACTAGAAAAGATGACTGCGATTGCTATCCCTCCAGAAGTGGTCGCAGTCATGCGTGATGACCGACTAAGAAGCTATAGAATATCTATAGATACAGAGGAATCTAGTGCTATTGATTCAGCTATGGATCAAAAGAACAGAACCGAGTTTTTGACTGCCACAGTACAGTTTTTACAATCTGTAGGGCCATTGGTAAGTTCTGGTGCATTAGGGTTCGATCAGGCAAAACAGATGTTATTATTTGCAGCTAGGGCTTTTCCAGGTGCTAGGGAGTTAGAAGAAAGCCTAGAAGCCATACAACCACCACAACCACAGGCAAATCCTGCTGATAAGTTGGTTGAGGTAGAAGCTGCTAAAGTACAGGCACAAACTGCACAAGCACAGGCAGATGCACAGGTTAAGGTAGCCAGACTTGATCTTGATAGGCAAAAAGCAGAAACCGATGCTGCTATTAAACAGCAAAAACTAGAAATAGATGCAGCTAAAATCGTAACTGGCTAATGTTGTACAGAAATGGTGTCTTAGAAGATGCCGAACAAATATTAATTCTAGGTAGACAAATGCACAAGGAAAGTGCTTTTGCTAGTTTAGATTGGTCAGATATTAAGGCAGAAAATTTATTTAAAACGTGTGTAAGCAATCCTAATTACTGTTGTTTTGTAGCAGAAAAAAATGGTGTTTTAGTTGGGATGATTGCAGGAAAAGTAAGCGAATACTTTTTTGGACATGATAAAATTTTGAGTGACTTTGTTTGGTTTGTAGACAAGAAAAACAGAGGAACTTTAGCATCAATAATATTATTAAAAATGTTTAAGAACTTTGGCAAAAAGCAGAAAGTAGCTGAAGTGTGCATTGGTGTTTCAACAAAAGTGTTATTAGACAGAACAGACAAACTTCTTAAAAGGTTTGGTTTTGAAAATGTCGGTGGCACTTACAAACTTATGATGAAAGGGTAAGCTATGTGTGGTGGTGGTAGCGATGATGGCTCAAGTGATGCAGTAGGCTCTGAAGAAGATCCAAATACATTTGGTGGCGATGATCCGACAGGAAACACAGGTGGTCAGACAGATCAAGGGATAAGTGATCCAAGTAGTGTATCATCTAATAATGATAGTGACGAAGATACCTCTGATAGTTTCGATGGTAATATGGGTTTGTCTAATCAAGAAGCCAACCAAGCTATGTCTAGTACATTATCACAGGCAGCTATAAATTCAGCTAACACAGATCAAAGTCAAAGCCCAGATAGTCAATCATATTTTGCTTCAACTGCTGTGCCTGATGCTATGGATTTTAATATTATTGGAACAGACCAAAACCCTACAGCAGCATCAAGAGATTTAAGGCAAAGAGCAAAACAAGGCAGTTTTCCTAATGCTTTTACACCATTCGGTGCAGCTATTAATGCTTTAAGTAAGATTGGCCCACAAAGCACACTAAATAATTTAAACAGAGGTTTTGCCCCAACATATTCTAGTGGTCAAATAACAGGCACAACTGGTACTGGCTTTGGCATGGAAAACATACCAGGTTATGAGCCATTTTCACCTGTAAATACAATGACTAATACAGACATGAATATGGGTGA